TCAGCGTCCAGGCACCTGCGCCTGCACTCTCATGCTGATGTCGCGGCTGCCGCATTCCGCGCATTTGAGTGGCGGCGCCCACTGCACGAAGACCTGATGCCTGCCCCACCGGCGGATCGCCTCATCGAGGGTCAGGCCAAGTGTGCGGTTGCAGTTGTTGCACGCCCATGCGAGCCCCATGCCGTTGTCGACGAGCTTGCCGAGCGTATCGATCTTGGTTGGGTCGTCTGACACTTGGCTGTCGCTTATTCTCACTGTCTTCCGGACGTACCCTAGCCCTCGTCATCGACGTCGTCGAACCATGCGACCATCTTGCCGATCGCGGTGTCGCCCATCTCGGGATGCTGCGCCAAGTAGTGCTTGAGGATGGTGTGGGCCGACTGCGCCGAGTGGCCCGTCACGGAACAGATCTGCGGGATCGTGGCGTCGGCGAAGCCCATCCAGGTCACGGCCGTGTCGCGCAGGTCCTGGTCGCGGAAGTCGGCCAGCGACGGGCAGGTCTCGGCCGCCTTGTCGCGGACCTTCGCGAAGGTGTGCCGATAATGGTACGGCCTGAACGGTCGCCAGTGGCGCTCGTCGAGGACGATCTGCGGATCGACGATGCCGGCGGCCTCGCGGCGCTTGCGGCTGGCGGCGAGGCGGCGCTTGAGTTCGGGCGCCTCGAAGATCTCGACGATGGCGCCGGTCTTCTTCTGGCGAAACAGGCGACGGCCGCGGGCCAGCTCAGCCTTGTGGGCGACCAGCGCCAGGCGATCGTTCTGGCGCTGGCCGGTCCATACGCCCAGCATCACCATGTCGCCGATCTCGGGCCGGCCCATCGCGTCGGCCGCCGCGACCAGGGCAGCGATCTCGTCGCGAGTGCCGAAGCGCACGCGCGGCGCCGGTGTCGACAGGCCGAGGCCGATGCAGGGATTGCCGGCCAACGTCACGCGGCCGCGCCGGCGGCCCCATGAGATCGCGGCCGACATGGTCGCGAGGACGGCCCGCGCCGACGACAGACCGCGCTGCTCCCACAGATCCTCGAACAGACCATAGGCGAGCTGCGGCGTCAGCACGGCGACGGCCGCATGATAGAATTCGGGATCGTGCGTCTCGAAGGTCTTCATCGCTTGGCGATAGTTGGCGCGGGTGTTGGCGGCATAGACCTTGAGATCGCGCTTGCCGATCGCGCTGGCCTCGCCCCATTTCGGGGAACGCTGCCAGTCCTCGAACAGACGGGCGAAGGAATAGACGACCGGCGCCTGGCGCAGCGGCTTCGCGCCCTTCGGCCGCCGGCGGTTGGCTTCCCTGGTGGCGGCCGCGCGCCGGGCTTCGATCTCGGCCGTGCGTGCCAGCGACCAGTCGGTCGCCTCGCCGATCGTGTACCAGGCGCCGTCATCATGCCGAAGATCCTCGCCCTTGTAGCCCAGCGCGCGCATGGACGCGCCCGGGACAAATCGCGGGCGACCATCGCGCCAAGCGATGAGCGGGATCTTCGGCGGCTTGGTCATCGGGTCAGCTCCTTTTCCGGCATGGCCGCCTCGGCGGCGGCGATCAGCCGCTCGAGGACGGCCAGCTGCTCGGCCATCAGCCGGGCGGCATAGTCGGCGGCGGTCACGACGGCACCTTTTCGCCGTGCGCCGGGCTCGCGAACCGGGCTTCGGCCCAGATGGCGCGCAGGATCGCCTCACGATCCTCGCGCGTTCCGCCGCAAGAGCCGGAGAGTTCCGGCATCATGCGCGCCAGCATGGCATTCGTCAGCCGAACCGGCGCGGGCCAGTAACCGCCGACGTCGTCTTCCGAGGTCGCCCTGCTCATCGTCTCTCTCCGTAACGTTCCTCGAGCGAGGCGCGCTGTCCAGCGACGAGGCGCAGCATGGGCTGCCCTCGCCGCGCGTCGGGCGTATCGACGTCCACGTCGTCGTTGTCCGGCGCATCGGGCACGCCGGCGGCGAGGATCCACGTCTCGACGGCGCAGCGCGACCAGCGCCAGCCGCAGCCTGGCAGTCGCGGCGGGAAGCCGCGGTCGCGATGCAGTCGCCATGACTTCGCCTTGAGCTGGTCGATCGTCAGGCCAAGTGCCGGCGCCAGTTCCTCGACGCCGATCAGCTTATCCGCGATCGACGGGCGGGAAATGTCCGGACTTTCGTTAAGTGTCGAAATGTCCGGTCTTTCGTTAAGTGCGCCTCCCGTCATCGCAGCTGCTCCCCCGACGCGGACCGGTAGGAGAAGAACGCCTCCTGTCCGTCGCGCTCCTCCTGGGCGAACCGATCGTCGAGGCGCTGCAGCGCGCCCACGGCGAGCGGGCCAAAAGTGGCGGTCAGAGCGACGGCGAGGCCGACGCCCTGCAGGAACCGCCGGATGGCGTCGTGGCGGTCACTGACCATCGATCGCCTCCCGCTGCTTGAGCCGGCGGCGGGCGCGTGCGGCGCGGATCATTTCCCGGACCTCAAGACCGAGGCCGGTTGCTTCGATCCGGTCGCGGCCGGTGCCCTGGCGAATGACCGCCAGATTGTGCTGCTTGAGTGTCGCGGCGACATCGAGGGAGATCGCCTGGTCGCTCGGCGTCTCCCAGCGATTGCGACCGCGCCGGTATCGATTGCGGCACAGCCGGTCGAGCGCTTTGCGCTGCACGTCGTTCAAGAGATTGGCCGGCGGCGGGTTGCCGTCGGTGGTGTAGGCAATGGACATGGTGGCCTCCGTCATTGAGAACGAAGCCAGAAAATCCGAAATGGTCTATTTTGTCAATACCAGAATGGATTATCGCCGCTCGACCCACCGGACGAGCCAGGCTGCCGAGATCACCGGATCGCTGATAAGCGGCGCGTTGAAGCTTTCCAGCGCGAGGCCGTCGCGAGTCCGACGGATGGTTTTGATGAGCTTGCGACCATCGGCCAGCTCGACGATGCACTCGCGGTTGATCAGCTCCTCGACTGAGCGGCTGATGCCCTCGAAGATGATCCGGTCGCCGTCGCGATAGACCGGGTACATCGAATCGCCACGCACCACGACTACCTCGACCGGCCCGCGCGCGTTGGGCGGAACCTCCACCCGATCGGCGTCGCCTCCAGCTTCCGAATAGACTGTCTGCCCCGCCCCGACATAGCCGACAATGGGTGCATAGGTGCGGCCAAGTTCCCCAAACATCAGCTCCTGCGGGGTCGCCTGCAGATGGGGCGCCAAGCGCTCCGCCCACTCGCGCGTGAGCTTGCGGTCGCCCGCCTCCAGCTTGTTGATCTGCGGCTGGCTCGTCTTGGCAAGCTCTGCCAGCTGCGCCTGACTGATTCCGGCTTGCTGCCGGTAGTGACGAAGGTTGCTCATCCCTCCGCCGTAGCTCGCTAGTCCGTTTCGGTCTAACACCGTAATGGATTTTTCTCCTTGACTTGAGAAACCATTTCGGACTTTCTTCGGGCGCATGACGCTCGATGATTTCCTCTCCGATACCAACGAAACCCAAAGCGCCTTCGCCCAGCGGATCGGCGTTCCCCAGGGTACCGTCGGTCGATATGTGCGCGGCGAACGCATCCCGCGGCCTCTCATCATGGGGCGGATCATTCACGCAACGAGCGGACGGGTTTCCGCTTCCGACTTCTACCCGTCCCCTGCCGTCGAACATCATAACAGCGCGTCTCCTTCCGTGTCTCACACTGACAGGAGGGGTCGACCATGTCCGACCGAAGTGCGGCCGTCGGCGGCCGGAAAGCATCCGGAGACGATTCCATGAGCCTGACCTGCGACGGGCTGGAGCCCGCCGTGGCGGAGGCGCGCGACCATGCGCGCCGCCTGCACCGGGCGGAGTATCGCGGCCCCGGCGACACCGATGAAGCGATCCGTGTTCGCCTCGAGCGCAAGCTTGGCGTGCCGGCGAGCTACTGGCTGCGGCTTCACAAGCGCGCGGCGGAAATGACCGACGTGTCGGGCAAGTATGCCCGGCTCCTGCGGCTGGCCTGCGAGGCGCTGGATGCCCGCACCGCCCGCGTCAACCAGCACACCAGCGAGATCGAGAATGAACTTGAGACGATCCGTCAGCGCCGCGCTGGCCGCCGAGGCGCGCCGCGTTCGCGCGCAGATCAGGCGTCTCTTTTCCAAGAGCTTTGACGCGGCCGAGCGGGCGATCGCCCGCCGGCGCAAGCACAGGAGAACGGGGCGATGAATGAGGCTGGCTGTTTCTATGATGGTTCGCCGTCGGAGCTGGGCGTGCGCGAGATCGTGCGTCATGGCGTCGGATACGAACTGACGCAGATGGCGCTCAATGCTGCGATGCGCGTCCACACACCGCACAGCTATCGCTGCTCAGTGCTTTTGGATGGTGCAAGCCCGCTGGCGATCGCCGTTGGGGCCCGGCAATGAGCCACGATTACACCCTCGCCGATCGCCAGGGCGACGAGCGCGACAGCCTCGACGCCATGGGGCAAGCCGCCTACCGGCGCTGCCGTGCCGGCGGAATGCCGCATTGGCAGGCGCTGCAGATCGGCCGCGACGACGTCGCGATCCGCGAGCGCGTCGCGCGCCGTCGCGTTGCGGCACCGCCGATGGCCTGTGACGATCTCGGAAGCCGGCCATGAAGATCGACCCACGCGTGATCCGCGATGCGGCAGCCGCGGCCAGCCGGCGCAATGCCAGCATCGTCGCCGATCTGCGGGCGGCCGAGCTGCGCGGCATTGCCGGTGCCAAAGACCAGGGCATGCCGCTCGGCGACAAGCACTGGCATGGCCGGCACCGCGCCGAGCTGCGGCTCAAGGCGAGCGACGCGATCCTCGCCGCGCTCGACGAGGTGCTGTCGTGAAAAACCGCCTTTCCGACCTGAACAACCACCTGTTCGCCCAACTCGAGCGTCTGTCCGACGAAGGACTGACAGCTGAGCAGGTCGATCAGGAGGTCGAGCGCGCCAAGGCAATCGTCGGCATCTCCGACCAGATTGTCGGGGCGGCCGCCCTGCAGTTCAAGGCGGCGGAGCTGATCGCCAGACACGGGCGCGGCGTCTCCGACATGATCCCGGAAAGCATGGCTGGGCGGCAGATCGAGCACCGCAAAACCGAAGGGCCAAAGTGCGACGAAGATCGCGAACGCGCTGACGCAAACGCCCGACGGCTCGCTCGCGAAGCCGAGGAAGAAGAACAGGAACGGGCGCGTCAGGAGGCAGCCCGATGAAAGGCCGCACCATACCCTACAGCACTGACGAAATGGCGTGGCTGGAAGCCAACCGCGCCATGGTCATCAGCGACTATCATGCAGCCTTCTGCGTCGCCTTCGGCCGCGACGATATTTCGGCTGCGAACCTTCACGGCTTGCGCAAGCGCAAAGGCTGGAAGGTCGGCCGCGAGCCTGAGCGCTACGTCGGTAGGGGACGAAAATACAGCGACGCCGAATTGGCTTGGCTGCGGGACAACTGCACCATGGAGGTCAACGCCTGGTGCGCCGCCTTCCGCGCCGCCTTCGGACGCGATGACGCAACCCCGGCCAAGCTCAACAGCCTGCGCAAGCGGATGGGCTGGAAAACCGGCCGAACCGGTCGGTTCGAGAAAGGCAGAACGTCGGCGAACAAGGGGAAACGCTGCCCCGACGGGGTCGGCGGTCGCCATCCCAACGCCCGCAGAACGCAGTTCCGCAAAGGCGATCAGCCGCACAACACCAAAGGTCCTGGGCATGAATCGATGGGTTCCGACGGCTATGTCTGGATCGTCACGGATCGGACCAATCCATGGACGGGCGCATCCACCTGGCGCGTACATAAACATCGCCTGTTGTGGGAGCGGACGAACGGTCCGGTGCCAGATGGGCATGCCCTCAAATGTCTCGACGGAAACCGGATCAACACGGCTCCGGCGAACTGGGAAGCGGTGCCGCAGGGCCTTCTGCCGCGCTTGAACGGCAAATCGGGCCGCGCCTACGACCAAGCTCCCCACGAACTGAAACCGACCATCATGGCTGTGGCGAAGCTTGAGCACGCCGCGCGGGCGCGCCGCGGGAGCGCGTCGTGACCCCGCGCGAGGTCTGCCTCTGCGACCGGCTGCCGACGGCGAAGTCCGACCAGGCGGCGGCCGTCGACAGCATCGTCGATGCGATCAACGCCGAATGGCACGGCGGCGGCGTGACGCTGATCGAAGCGGATCTCGCCGGCGGCGTCCTGTTGCTGCGCACCGGGCCCGGCCCCGAGCCGCTGACACGTGCGCGGGTGCGCACGTTCCTGAAAACGCGAGAGGACAAAGCGGCATGAACGCGCAATCGCCCCTGTTGCAGATCGAGGCGAAGCGCATCGCCGCGGGCGTCTCGCGTGAAACGCTGGCGGGCCATGCCGGCGTTTCCGAAAAGCATTATCGCCGCCTGCTGGACGGCGAAGGTTCACCCCGTCCCGGCACGCTCGCCAAGCTTCGCGCGGCCGCCGGTCGTCTCGGCCGGGCCAGCGGCGCAACCGACGCCCATTCGCGGCTGGTGCGCACCTGCTATTTCGCGGCGCTCACTCTGGTGTGCCAGCGCGCCGGCGCGGATCCGGCGGAAGTGCGCCGGCACGATCCCTCGCGCCGGGCGACCGGCGATCCGGCCTGGCTGCAGGCGGCAAATCTTCGCCGTCACGCAATCGTCGTCGTCAATCAGGGCCTGAACGTCGCGCAGGGCGAGATCGCGCGGGCGCTGGCGATGACGCCGGCGGCGATCTGCGTCGCCATGAAGGCGGTCGAGGATCAGCGCGACGCCGATCCGGATCTCGACGCGATGCTCGACGAGCTGACCGCCGCGATGAACGGGGGGGAGTGGTGATGATCGTAGCCAACGACAACATGCGTCGTCCGCGACGCTTCGCAATCCGCCACGGCGTTCGCCTTTGCGGGCGCGAGCTGCAGTTGTTCCGCATATTCTGGCGGCGGCCGGGCTACCAGGTGAAGCTCTCGGCGAAGATCCTACTGGATCCGCGCGACCTCTGGGTCGGCGCGTACTGGACAACTGACGAACGCTGGAAAACCAGCCGGATCGTCTTCGTCTGCATCGTTCCCTGCCTGCCTCTACGGCTGCATTACAAGCGCAGCGCGGGCGGCAACTATCCGGAGCTGGCGCGATGAAGGCGCTTCCTCGCAACGCCCGCGCGATCGCGCATCGGCGCACCGAACCCACGACCAGCCTGGACTTCTTCCCGACACCGCCGTGGGGCACGCGCGCCCTGGTCGAGCATGTCCTTGGCCGCCGTGCGCTCAAGCGCGCCCTCGTCCACGAACCGGCCTGCGGCGAAGGCCACATGGCGGCAGTGCTTGAGGAATATGCCGGCGAGGTCATCGCGTCCGACGTGTTCCCCTACGGTTTCGGAAGCTGCCGCGACTTCCTGGATGAAATGTTCCTCGATCCGATCGCTGCCGACTGGATCATCACCAATCCGCCCTTCAACCGGGCGCTTGAATTCACGCGGCTGGCGCTCGAGCGTGCCCGGTGCGGCGTCGCGATGCTGGTGCGGCCGACCTTCCTGCATGGCAAGGGGCGGTTCGCCAAGCTCTATCGCGACACGCCGCCGACGATCGTCGCCTTCTATGTCGAGCGCGTGCCGATGCACCGCGGCCGGTGGGAGCCCGACGGCGACACGGCGACCGACTATTGCTGGCTGGTCTGGAAGAAGGAAGCCGCCGGCACCCTGGCGCGGCCGCGTGCGCCGGTCTGGATCCCGCCGAGCCGCAAGTCGCTGACGCGGCGCGGCGACGTCGCCCGCTTCGGCGCGCCCCAGCCGGTGGCGGCCGTGCCGCTGCTCGAGGTGGCGTGATGGCAGGCGATCGGCGCGAGCTGGAGCTCGTCAAGGCGGGCCTGAAAGATCGGATCGTCGATCTGTGCGGCCAGCTGCTGCCCGATGGCCGCCGCGAGGGACGGCTGTGGGTCTCGCACAATCCGCAAACCGGCGATGCGGGGAGCCATCCCAAGGACCCGGCGCTCAAGGTGGCGCTCGATCGGGACATCGGCGCGTGGACGGACTGGAGGTCCGGCGACAAGGGCGACGTGATCGGCCTCGTCAGCCACTGCCTCGGCATGGACTTCAAGGCGGCGCTTGCCTGGTCGCGGCAGTGGCTGGGGCTCGGCGTGATGACGCCGCCGCAGCGGGCCGACTTCTCGGCACGGATCGAACGGCGCCGGAAGGATGCCGAGGCGCGCGCCGCCGACCAGCGCCAGGAGCGGCGCAAGGCGGTTTCCCGGCTGTGGAATGCCGCCGGTCCCGTCGCGGCCGACACGCCGGAAGCGTTCGCCGTCAATCGTTATCTGGCGCTCGGCCGGGGCGTGCCGCTGGGCGACGTGCCGAACCTCGACCCCGATACGTTCCGCGCACACCCGGCGCTGGAATGGTGGAAGGGCGCGCGCTGGGAACAGCACGACGGTCGCCGGCGCAAGGTCGCGCCCGGACCGACCTTCCCCGCCCTTGTCTCGGCGTTCCGTGCGCCGACCGGCCAGGTGACGGGGGTGCACTGCACCTTTCTGGATCCGCTCACGCCGGCCAAAGCACCCGTCGCCTCGCCGAAACTGATGTTCGGCGACACGCTCGGCGCGCCGATCCGGATCAGCGACGGCCCGTCCTGCGGACCCGACGGACCGCGCGATCCCGCGCCGGTCATCCTTTGCGAAGGCGTCGAGGACGGGCTGTCGCTGGCGATCGGCGCGCCCGAGGCCCGCGTGTGGGCCTGCGGCGCCCTCGTCCACATGGGCGCGGCGCCAGTCTGGCTCGACGAGGTCGAGACGATCTTTGTGGCGGCCGACAACGACTGGTCGTCGCGCCAGGCGCAGGACCAGCTCGACCAGGTGATCGCGCAGCTCGAGGCGAGCGGCAAGCCCGTCGCCATCATGCGCTCGGCGGTCGGCAAAGACTTCAACGACGGCATGGTGCCGTGATGCAAGGGAGAGATGACATGACGCAAGACTATTACGGGACCAAGCGGATAACCGCATGGCCCGCAACCGGCGAAGACGGTCAGGCGGAAGGTTACGCCGTCAAATATGCTGACGGATACACGTCCTGGTCGCCGAAGGATGTTTTCGAGGCGGCCTATCAGCCGCTCGGCTCTCTGTCCTTTGGGCACGCGCTCGTCGCGTTGAAGGCAGGCCACCGTGTCGCGCGCGCCGGCTGGAACGGCAAGGGCATGTGGCTCGCGATCCAGGAAGGATCGACGATCGCCGCCGAATATGCGCGTGGCGGCGCGACCAAGGGTCGGGCCAACGAGGGCGCCGCGGAAATCTCCATACTTCCGCACATCGACATGCGCGCCGCCGACGGATCCATCGTCGTCGGCTGGCTGGCCTCGCAGACCGACATGCTGGCGGACGACTGGACGATCGTCGGAGGGGAGATCTGACCGTGGCGAAACAATCAAAGGCTCTGGTGAAGGAAGCCGAAGCGCTCGGCATCGAGGTCGACGGCCGCTGGGGCGACGAAACCCTACAGGAACAGATCGACGAGGCGCGCGACGCGGCGTCCGCGAAACGTGCGGAGGCAGGAGAAAAGGCAAAGCAGGATGCGGACAAGCTCAACGCCGAGGCCGGCGACGATACAGCTGACGGATCTCCGGTCGCGGCGGATGGCGCGGCGGGCGAAGCGGCTGCGCTGGAAGACGGGGAGGCCTCCCTTCTCACGCCGTCTGACACACCGCCGGCGGGCGTGACGGCCGACGAATGGGCTGAGCTGACCGCCGATCCCTACAAGACGCTGCAGGAGGCGCTGGATCTCGCCACGGGTGCGCCGTCGGCGGCCTACGAAGCGGGGACGGCCGTTTACGAGGCGCTGACGCCGGCGTCGGAACCCGGCGGCGATCGCTGGTTCTGCAGCGACGAGACGGATGCGCTCGACGCCAACGTCGCGCTGGTCCTGGTCGCCGTGCCCTTCGTGCGGACCTGGCCGGAAGCGCCGATCGAAGCGCTCTACGGTCACACCGCCAGAAGCGCCCCTGCCCTCGGCCTGTCGAAGCCGTGGACGGCGCTCAATCGTCCGACGCAAGCGGCTTGGGAGACGTTCCACGACGTCTTGGTCAAGGTCGAGCGGATGAAGCGCGCGGACGCGGCTGCCCTGGCCGCGACGCGGACCGACACGCGGCCGCGCTTCACCGTGGCACACGACGAGACGACGCTCGAGGAGGTCGACGAGCCCGGCGCCCTGTCGGAGCTGGGCCGGATGGCGGCAGCGCGATCGTGAGCGAGGGTTTCGTCGTCGCCGATCGGATCCGGAGCTTCGTCGAGCGCATCGAACGCCTGGACGAGGAGAAGGCGACGATCGGCGACGACCTCAAGGATGTCTATGCCGAGGCCAAGGGCGAAGGCTTCGACCGCAAGGTGCTGCGCCGCGTGGTGTCGATCCGCAAGCAGGGGCTCGACGCGCATCGCGAGGAAGAAGCGATCCTCGAGCTGTATCTGCAGGCGCTCGGCATGGCGCCGGATCTGCCGGCGGATGAGCCGGCGCCGGCGGCACGGATGCGGGTATCCGAACCGGCCTGACTGACCGCCCGCGAATCCTCCCCGCGGGCCACCCTGGCGGCGTCTTTCGTATTGCGTGGCGCCGCCCTTTTTCCTTCTCGAGCATGAACCGGCGGCATGTCACAGACCACACCGACAGTTTCCAAGCGTGGCCGCCAGAATGTGCGGGCTGCCTTCGCTGACGCGCAGCGCCGGCTTGCCGACCAGGCCGTTTCTGAAAGCCCCGACCCGAACCTGCCGCGCCATATCGACGGCAAGCCGGTCAAGGCCGGCGAGTGGATCGGCGCGCCCTGGGACGCCATGCCGCCGGAATGTCCGGTAACGGTTCTCGGCCACAATGGCGGCGTGACCTATTGCGTCTCGGCTGCCGGCCAGATGCACGATGTCGAACGCTGGGATCAGACCGTGATCGCCAAGCTTTTCGCCCCGCATTTCAACTATGCCATGTGGGCGTGGCCGGGCTTCGGCAAGGTGGAAGCCGACGACGACGGCAATCCGCGCCCGCCCAAGGTCAAGCGCCTCGAGCGCGACAAGGCGGCGGTCTGTCTGATCCAGGAGGGCGCGCGCCGCGGCCTGTTCGATCCGTCTGACCGGGTGCGCGGCCGTGGCGGCTGGATCGACAAGTCCGGACGCTTCGTCTGGCACTCGGGCGAATATCTCTGGACGATCGAGGGCAAGAAGCTGATGGCGGCCCGGCCGGGCGAACTCGACGGCTATCTCTACACCCGCTCGCCCGACGTACAGCGTCCCTACGAGGACGCCGTCGACGCCGACACGTCGCCGGCGGGCAAACTGCTCGGCTATCTGCGCACCTGGTCATGGGAGCGGCCCGGCCTTGACCCGTTCCTGTTCCTTGGCTGGATCGTGACCGCCTATATGGGCGGCGCGCTGGCTTGGCGCCCGTCGGTGTTCACGACCGGCGGCGCCGGCGTCGGCAAGTCGACGCTGCACGGCGTCATTGCGCGAACGTTCGATCGGTCGTTGCACGCCACCGCCGACACGACGGCCGCCGGTATCTACCAGCGCGTCAAACAGGATTCGCTGCCGGTGACGGTCGACGAGCTGGAGAACAAGCCCGGCTCCAACAAGGCGCAGGCCGTTGTCGAGCTAGCGCGCCTGGCGGCTTCCGGCGCGGCGCTGTTTCGCGGCGGTGCCGACCATGAAGGCACTTCCTTCCAGGCGCGAAACTGCTTCCTGTTCTCCGCGATCAACCCGCCGCCCCTTGGCGCCCAGGACAAGAGCCGCATGGCAATTTTGAACCTGTCGAAGCTCGACCAGGAGAAGAAGGCGCTGTCGCTGGATCTGTCGGAAGCCGACGGCCCGATGATCCTGCGCCAGGTCATGCAAGGCTGGTCGCGGTTCGCCAGCGAGCTGCTGCCCGACTGGAAGCGGGCGCTGCACGACGCCGGCATGGATAGCCGGGCGCAGGACACATACGGCACGCTGCTGGCGGCGGCGCAGCTGGTCGTCGGCGACGAAGCAATGGCGTCGGATCTGCTGGACGTCACGGAAATGACCAGAACCGGTGTGGCGATCGCCAGGGAGACGACGGCCGAGCGAGCCGAGCAAATGGACAATTGGCAGCAATGCCTCGAGCATCTGTTCGGCTCGACGATCGACAACTGGAAAAGCGGCGAGCGGCCGACGATCGGCGCCGTCATCGAGGATCTGATGGCCGGCAGCGAGCCGCTGGATTACGACAATGCCCGCGCCCGGCTCGCCTCGGCCGGTCTGGGCCTGCGTAAGACCGGCGATCCCTGCGAGGGTTTTGCCCTGGCTGTGCCATCCTCGGGCCCGCAGCTGGCGAAGATCTTCGGCGAGACCGAATGGCGTGGTGGCGTGTGGACCGGCGCCCTGAAACAGGCGCCGCACGCGATCATCTGGCGCAATGGCGAGAAGCGGGTGCACAACGTCAAGATCAATGGCTCGACGAAATGGTGCGTCCTGGTGGACCTGAAGGCGTACCAGGCGCTAAGCACGGACGATTGATTTCTATCGTCGCTGTGGCAATATGAAAGGGGCAGCTTGCGCTGCCCCTTCCGTTCGCATTGGCCTATCTTTTGGCGAGGAAAACCAATGCGGTTGTTAGGATGAGAAAGACCCCAAGGATCGAGGCCGCCAGAACGGCGGTCTCCCCTTGGGCGACTATTTCACCGACAACTGACTTGATCGCAATCGAACTGGTCATCTGTTTCCTTTTCGAGGTTACCGGTCGGCTTGATTGCCGCAGCTTGCTCTTTCATCTTCGACTCCTCCGTCGGGCCGGTATGCGGCCGGTTTCGATGTCGCTCCTACTTAGTGCGACACCCTAACAAATAGTAAATAGCGTGTGGTTAAGCGACTCTGAATTGGGCGTTCGCGACCGGTATCGGCAGCTTATCCACCTATTCCCGATTGATCTGTGGATAGCGACACGATCGCCGAAACCTCCTTGCTGCAAGCGATAGCGCGCTATTTCCGGCGGGCGCTGCACAGGTTTTGCACAGGCTAATCCATAGGATCGCCTCCTCCGGGGCCGTTTAGCTTCCGAGCACAGACGCATTCTCCGCCCCTTAGTTGTTAGCGTTCCCGCGGTAGTGGCAAGTGCAGCACCTGCTTCCCTCGCCCTGAGCTGCGGCGCGAAAATTCCCCTCTGCCCCTGCCCGTTGATGTCGATGCGGAGCTTGTCGCGCGGAGCGCCAGCGAGACGCTACAGCCGCCGCTCCGCGCGACAAGCACTTAATGAGGCGGCGGCGCTCGTAGGGTGTGGCTTCGCCCGATCGGGTGCGGGGTTCCAACCCTGCCGGTTGAACTGGGTTGAACGCTGGTTGAACGTCATTCAACCGCATTTCTCTAATAAAATCCGAGGGTTGTCGCGCCGGTTGAACGGTTGACCATATATCTGCCTCGCATGTGCGCGCGCGCATGTGTGAGGGTTCATTCAACCATTCAACCGTCAACCCGAGGGATATAAACCTATGGAAAGACTGGCCGAACGGCGGTTGAACGGCGGTTGAACAGCGCCCGGCGACGACCTCGGCAGTCAACCGGAATAAAAAACGGGTCGAATAGTCGACCAGGGCGAAACCGCCGGAATAAGGGGCTTTCAGTGGCACACACACCGTCCGATCCGAACGCGAAACCGGCCGCCGGCGGCGGCGTCCGCGACTTGGTCGACGACGCGGCGCGAGACCTCGCCGAGCAGCTGGCCGCCGGCAACGACGGCGACGACCAGGCGGCGCTGTTCGATGCGCCGCTGTTCGGTGGGCCGGTCAGTCATGTGCGCGAAACTCTCGAGCGCAGCAAAGGGCGCGGGAGGCCGAAAGGCGCTGCCAACAAGCGCACCGCCGTCATGCGCGAATACCTGCTGGCGCGAGGCTACCGGCATCCGATGGAGAACCTGGCCGACTTGGCGAATGCGGATCCTGCTGAGCTGGCAGCCGAACTGTCGAAGGAACACTGGGACAAGGATCGCGATCGACCGGTCCTGGCGGGCTGCACGCCGCTGGAAGCGATGCAGCTGATCGTCAAGGCGAACGTCGAGCTGCTGCCGTACTTCGAGAGCAAGCGGCCGGTCGAGGTGGAGATTAACGAGAAGCGCCTCGGGGTGCTGCTGATCGGCGAGCTGGGCGCTGGCGCGGCGGCCGACGACGGCGTCATGAGCCTGACCGGTACGGTTCGCGAGGGCCAGCAAAATCAAGAGGATAGCGGCGGCGATCCGTGAGACGCTGGGCGAAGACGCCTCACGATATCGCCAAGGCTCTGGTATCACTGGCGTTTCCGGGCGACGGCACATCATTGAAAATGATCGAAGACGCGACGGCATCTGGCGACGGCATCGCCCTCGCCGGTCCACCGGCTAGCCGTCGCGGCGCCGGACCCCGCCCCCACCCCCCGCGCGCGCGCGCGGGCGCCCGCGCGAGGCTTCAAAACCGCGCGCGCGCACCCTCCCCTGGGGGGTCGGCTCTCACACACACAGCGATCCGGGTCTGTCCTCACTCAACGACGGCGGAAATTCATTAGCTTGGGAATCGGGCCGCGGGTGCAACCGTGCGTCTTGGGCAACGGGTTCGGGTCATGGGAATCGATATTCAGCGCTACAGGCCGCCAGGTCCGGTCGGGGCGAACTTCCTGCAGGCGCGCGGTCCTGTGGACATCATCATGGGGCCGGCAGGATCCGGCAAGACGGTCGCTTCGGTGTTCAAGGGGCCGCTCCTGGCAACGCGCTACATGCCGGTCTGCAAGGATGGCTGGGTGCGCGTTAAGATCGCCTGCATCCGCACGACCTATCGCGATTTCGCGCGCACGGCGCTCGCCTCCTGGCACGAAGCCTTTCCGGAGAACCATCCCTGGACGGTTGACTATTCCGGCGGCCAGGACCGTCCGGTGCGCCATCGCCTGCAATGGGAGACCCTGCGCGGCTCGGAAAAGGTCAAGGTCGACCTGCAGCTCGAGACCGGCGCGATCGGCGACCAGTCGATCGAGCAGTTCATCAAGGGCTACGAGATCTCGCTCGGCTGGATGAACGAGTGCGACGCGCTCGACGAGCGCGTAGCGGGGCTGTTCCTGCAGCGCACCGGGCGATACCCACCGGTGTCGCAGATCGCCGATTCCGAGCTCGAGCGCGTGTCCAAGGATTCAGAGGCGGCGTTCAAGCTCATGGGCCTGACGCCGACGCCTGGCGAGGTGATCCTGCCACGGATGATCTGGGGCGACATGAACCCTCCAGACATCAGCAACTGGACGCTGCGTTTCACCGGCTACGCCAAGAAGGCGGAGCAGTTGCCCGGCTACGTGCTGCACTCGCAGCCGTCCGGTCTGTCGCCCCAAGCGGAAAACCGCGCAGGCAAGCCGCGGTCATCCTACGAAATGGAAGCCCAGACGATGACGGAAAATGACGTCCGTCGATTCGTACACGGCAAGCCGGGCTATGCGACCGACGGCAAAGCCGTCTATCCGGAATTCAACATCGAGGTGCACCGCGCCGACCAGGTGCTGCAGCCGGTTCGAGGTCTGCCAATCGGCCTCGGCCTAGATGCCGGCGGCTCGCCCGCCTGTGGCATCGGCCAGTTCATGCCGAACGGCCAGATGCGCATGTTGCGCGAAATCTGCACCGATCCTGGCACCGGGCCGACACGCTTTGCCCAGATGATCCTCGAGGTGCTGCTCGCCGACTTCCCCGGCTTCCCGGTCAACGAAGCCTGGGCCGATCCATCGGCCTATTACGGTGCCGATCGTCAGGCCGGCGAGCTGGCCCACATGGAGATCGTCGCGCGAGCACTGAACATCTCAATCATGCCGGCGCCATCGAACGAGCCCGGCCTGCGCCACGACGCCGTGCGCTGGTACCTGTCGGGCATGATCGACGGGAACACGCCGCGGCTGCTGGTCTCGAACGGATGCGAGGTCACGACAGGCGGTTTCGCTGCGCACTACAAGCTGACCAAACAGGCCAGCGCCGGCGCAACCGATCGCCTGGCGGTGGCGAAGAACGAATATTCCCACATTCAGGACGCATGGCAGTATCTAGCGCTCGGCCATCGCACCCGGGCCGGCATGATCTCGGACGCGGCGCAGAATGGGCGTCCCGGAAAGGTCGTACCGATCTCGTCGCGGCGCGTGCGTTCAGACTTCGACGTATTCAGTGTGTAAGGAATTCGAAGTTCTTGCACCTGCGCCGATCCTCGACGTGCTGACCTTGGCGGCCGGCTCCTCCCGACGACGCGTGCTCGTCCTGCAGCACCGAAAGAGCCATTCCGTCTCCATCCGCCTGGCCGGGGCGCCGATCGCCGTGGCCTGGCTGTTTCCCGAGACGCCGGATCGCGTGGAACTCTGCACGCGATTCTCGCGCGCGGCACGCCCGCACATGCGGCGATTGATCCGGATCTGCCAGTTAATGCTGCGCCCGCTCGCCGATCATGGCGTCGTCATCCTTGCGCGTGTCGGCCCGGAAGATCGGACGCGCCGCCGGATGCACCGCCTGGCCGGGTTCGTCCCGACTGGCAAGGATGAAACCGAATTGAGGTGGATCGGCGATGGGCGATGTGGCGAAGATGATCTTCGGCGGCAATGACGATGCCAAGAAGGCGGCGGCAGAACAGCGCCAGCTCCAGGCCGTCGCCAACGACCGGCAGCTGGCGGCGCTGAACGAAGACGGCAAGGCGACCGGCGCGTCCCGTCGCGCGCCACGCGGCAAGCGCCTGCTCCTGTCGGACACGTCGAAAGGCGGCCTCGCCACGACGTTGGGCGGCTGATCGATGGAAGATCGGCACGTCGTCAGGCGCCGGCAAATCTGGTCGCGCCGCACACCGTGGGACGCGCTCTATCGGGACGCCTACGAATACGCGATCCCGCACCGTCGGCCAGGCGGCGAAGGCCAGACGAAGAATCCGATCGACCGGATCTTCGACATGACCGCGACCATGTCGTCGATGCATTTTGCGGGCTCGCTGCAGCAGGATTTGTTTCCTTCTGGTCAGGCGCCATTCACCCTGCAATCGGGCGCCCTGGCGCGGCTCAAGCTCGGCGCCGGCGCGGTGAAGCTCGACCGCGAACTCGAGAAGGTCGGCAGCGCTATGCACCCGTTCTTCCAGACGGGAGATTGGGACACGAGCCTGCACGAAACCTGCATCGATCTCGGCGTCGGCACCGGTGCGCTCCTGCCTATCAAGGGCGACGCGCAGAACCCGGTGCTGTTCGTCTCAATCCCGTTCGACGAGATCGCGATCGGCATCGACATGAGCGGTCGCACGAACTTCGTGTCCTGGAAACAGCAGCTCGAGCGTCAGCAGATCATCGACGCTTTTCCGGACGGCAAGTTCCCCGACGGCTTTAAGGATGCCAGCAAGGCTGGCCAAGTCGAGACGATCTATCAGGATTGGGTCAAGCTCACAGGTGGCAACAAGTTCGGCTGGACCTTTGCGGCGTTCATCGCCGAAAGCCCCGAGCCGATCGATACGAGCTGGTCGCGGACGCAGCCGATCGCGATTCCGCGATATTACCGCGTGCCGGGTGAACCCTATGGACGCGGGCCGGTGCTCTTGGCGCTGCCGTCGATCAAGACGCTGAACAAGGCGCAGGAGCTGGCGCTGAAGGCGGCGGCGATCCAGATGCTCGGGATCTGGGGCTACCGCGCGGGCGGAACGTTCAACCCCGACACGGTGCGCGTCGGCCCCGGCGAGTTCTGGCCGATGCAGTCGACAGGCGGCATTCTCGGTCCGGACGTCTCCCGCATCGATCCGGCCAGTGGGCGGCTCGATGTCGCGTCGATGATCATCGGCAATCTGCGCGACGACATCAAAATGGCGCTGTTCGACAACCGCATCGCCGACAAGAGCGGCACGCCACGCTCGGCGTCGGAGATCGTTGGGCAGCTGCGGCAGAAAGCCGAAACCCATATTGGCGCCTTTGGCCGTCTCTCAAACGAGATCATGCCCGTCATCGTGCCGCGTGTTGCCGAGATCCTTTACGACGCCGGCTTTCTGTCGATGCCGTTGAATGTCGACCAGTTCCTGATCGCGACGTCCGTGCAGTCGCCCATGCAGGCGGCGATGAATGCCGGACGGCTCGCCTCGATCGCCAACTACATCGAAATGGTCGGGGCGATCGCCGGGCCCGAGAGCATCGGGCTCTACGCCCACATCAACCTGGTACTCGAGAAGATCGGAGATGGGCTGCAAATCGACAAGGCGCTGATCCCGACCGACAAGGAGCGGGCAGAGATCGAAAATCAGCGACAACAGCAGCAGCTCCAGCTGATGGCCGCCGGCGCCATGCAGCAGGCAGCGCCCCAGATGATCGAACAAGCGATGGCAGAATGACCCAAGTAGCATACGGACCGCGCCAGGCGCGGTCGATGGACGCGCTCGAGCAGGCGACCGGCACCGGCTGGGAAGGGCTCGAGGAGATGTTCGCGCCGCGGCGGGAACAGCCGATCCATAACCAGCCATCCGACGACGTCGCGATGTACCTGGCGCAGGGGCTGAATTCGCCGAAGGGCCGCGAGGTCATCGAATGGCTCATGGACATCACCTTCCGGCAGCCGTTCCGCGCCACCGGCAAGAGTTTCGAGGAAACCGCGCTCCTGACCGCGAACCGGCAGGGCATCGAAGGCGTCGGCGAGGTTATCCTCGCGGCGATCCGGCGCGGGCAAGAGTTGATCGACAACCAGCGAGGCTGACATGAAGAACCTGCTCGAGCGCATCCTGCGCAGTCCGGACGATGGCACCGGTGGCGGCGCAGCAGCTGCGGATCCTGCCGCGGCCGCAGCTGATCCTGCTGCTGCTGCTGATCCAGCAGCGCAAGCGGCCGCTGCCGATGCTGGTGCCGCAGCTGCTGCAGCCGAGGGGCCCTACCGACCGGAGGGCCTTGCCGACAGCTACCACGGCAAGGATGATCGCGAGACGATCGACAAGCTGTTCAAGGCGGTCGACGGCTATCGCAAGCGCGACAGCGACAAGGGCGTGCCCGACGACATCGCCGCCTATCGCGAGTTCGGCGAGGTCGACGAGAAGGTCAGACCCTATTTCGACACGCTCGAAGGCGACGGCCTGTTCGATGACGTTGCCAGCAAGGCCAAGGAACTGGGCATATCCAAGTCCCAGCTGCACGGTCTGCTTGAGGTCTATATGGGCGGCGCCGCCGAGATGGGCCTGCTCGAGCCGGCGATCGACGTCGCTGCCGAGCGCGAGGCGCTACTGCCGGAGAATGCCGCGTCGATGCCGCAGCAGCAGCAGGATGCAGCCGTCGAGCGGCGTATCAACGACGCGCATGGCTGGGTCGAGAGCATGGTTGCGCGCGGACTCGACAAGGAATCGGCCGACCACATGACCATGATGCTCGGCGACAGCGCCAAGGGCATCAAGGCTATTGAGTTCTTCAAAGGCCAGATCGGCGGTTCCGGCCAAGCGCAGCCGACCAACGGCGACGGCGGCCAGGGCGGGTCAGGCGGCGACGCGCGCACCGAACTGGCGCGACGCTCGGCGCTGCCGGAGAACACCCCCGGCAATGCGAAGTTCGATCGCAAGAGCTACGAACAGCTCAACGCCGATTATCAGAAGACGCTGCCCGGCGACTGACGGCATTTAACGGGCTCCCGCCCGATGCATCATCTGGCTGCTACCGGACGGGAGCGACCTGGACAGAGCGACGGCTATCCTTCACCGGACCCGTTGCGGCTCCGGCTAATCGGCCCTCGGTGATTTCGTCCATCATCACACCAAGAGGGTTTTCCCCACATGACCGTTCTCGCTCCCCTGTGGTATCGCGAAAAAATTCGCGACATGGTCCGCGCCCGCTACCAGTCGAATGGCGGCTTCCTCGACGGCACAATGGCCCGCGGCGACGGCGGCGCCGGCGTCATCAAGTTCCCGGTGATCGGCCGCGTCGAGGCCTACGAGCTCTCCGGCTCCATCCAGAAGATCCAGAACACGAACCCGGATCTTTCCATGGTCCAGGTGTCGGTCCGCGATTTCGAGGCGTCTGCCTGGATGCGCGTCCAGGACGCTCGCCGGCAGGGTCCGAACGAGCAAGCTGCTGTCGGCACGATGCTGTCGAAGGCCATTCGTCGCAAGCGCGATAATCTCAAGTTCGAGGCGCTGAACACATTCGCCGTTGGCAATGCCGAGGTGAAGACGATCGGCGACGGCTCCGCAGCGATCGACCTCCTCGACGCGCTCGAGGCGCATTCGCAGATCCGCGGAGCTGGCGCCGAGGAAGACGTCTGGTGGCCGGTGACTGAAGCGCTGTTCGACCAGTTCATGATGATCAAGGAATTCGCCAACGCCGACTATATCGGCTCGGCAGATTTGCCCTTCGCCAAGTCTGCGGCGATCCGCAAGCGCACCTGGCGGGGCATCCACATCATGACGCTGCCCGATGAGCACTTCGTTTATGGCACCGGAGCATACGGCACCGGCAGCGCCGGCAACGGCTTCGATACCTCCGGCTACATCGACACGTTCATGTGGGCGACGGACGCCATGGGCAACGAAGCCGAGTGGGATCAGGAAACTCCCTCGATCACCACGCATGCCGACTACGAGGGTACGCCGATGCTCGCCAAGGTGGGCTTGTCCGGCAACTCGGTCGGCATTCTGCCCGAGGGCGTCAAGCGGATTCGCGTCAAGGCGCAGGTTCGCCCGACCCGCGTCGCCTAAGCGGTTCGAACTGATTGACCGGCGGCGAGTGCTGCCGGTCTCCCCTTCTCACCAGCAGGAGGCCAACCATGGCACTCAACGTCAAGGCAATGTCGCGCTACGCGACCAGTGATCGCGGATCCCGTAACCAAGCAAACCACTACGCCTACTCCACCCCGGATGCAGCAGCCACCCTTAACGCGGCGGGCTACTTCAACGACGCTGCGACGCGCTTCAACCTCAAGAAGGGCGACCGGATCTTCTGCTCCGTCGCTGTTGATGGCACGCCGGCGATGCTCGATCTGATCGTCACCAATGTTGCCTCCGGCGTCGTCACTGTCGACGACGGCGTCGCCTAAGCAGTCGAACAGGAGGAGACGCCGCCATGGCCGAGCAAACGATCGATAAGGCAACGGTGGTCAACCGTGCGCTGATCAAGCTCGGCCAGGCGGCGACCTTCTCAATCGACGACGAAAACCACATCTCCGGCAAGGTCGACGCGGTCTGGCCGGATCTTGTCGCGCATTGCTTCGGCCTGCACGACTGGACGTTCTGCCGCGTCACCTATCGCCTGGTCCGCGTCGATCTCATGCCGGAGAACGGCTGGTGCTACCGCTTCGGCCTGCCCGGCAACCGCATCGGCGAGCCGCTCAAAGTCCTGTCCGACCCGCGCCGCGACGTACCCTTGCGCGATTTCTCGATCGAAGGTGGCGAGCTGTTCGCCGACGTTGACGCGGTCTGGGCCCGCTGCAAGGTCGAGGTCGACCCGGCCGTCTGGGATCCGGCCTTCCGAGCCGCCTTCACCACGGCCCTCGCTGGCACGCTGGCCGTACCGATACAGGGCGACCAGGAGCTCGAGGCGACCTATTGGCAGCAGGCATTCGGCACGTCTAGCCAAGGCGGAACCGGCGGCCTGTTCGGACGGCTGATCAGCCAGAACGTCGCCAGTGATCCGCCGGATTCGGCCAATCGCTGGCGTGATCCTCTCTCCGACGCGCGGTTCGGCTGATGGTCGCACAGGCAGGAACCGGCCAGCAGTCGATGAATGCCGGCGAGCTGGCGAGGGATCTCGCGGGGCGCGTCGACATCAAGCAGTATTACTCGGCCGGGCTGCGCTATCTCAACGTCGAGCCGATCCCGCAGGCGGGCTATCGCAATCTGTTCGGCACGCGGCGCGTCACCCTGTCCGGCGCCAGCGCCGCGCCTCGCTTCTTCCGGCTGAAACGGTCGCGGACCGACAATTTCCATATCGGTATTTCGCCCGGCCGCCTCGAGATCTTCAAAGGGCTGACGCTCGTCGCGATGCTGTCGATCCCGACCATCACCGCGACGATTGCTGCGGAGGCCTCGCTCTATGCAGAAGGCGATACGATCGGGATCTTTCATCGCGATCTGAAATCGATCCGCGTTCTGCGACAATCGGATAGCGTATGGACCGTCGACGATTGGCCGTATGAGAGAATTCCCGAGGTCGACTACGGTGGATCTTATTCAAAGACCGCAGACGTTTGGGAGGTATTCTTTCGCTGGGCCGATGGAGTAAACTTCGTATCAATCAACATTATAGTCGATGGCGAAGAAACCGGATCTATCGATGCTGGCGTTCCGGGCAATATCGAAACATCAGGCTTTGCAGCCCTCGTTCAAGCGGCCATTGCCGGACTGCCGTCGCTTGGGCCCGGTGTAACTGTCACCAGCGCGGACGTCTCGGGCGAGAACACAAACAAGATCACCATCACGTTCGGCGGTGATCTCATTGGCACCGAGTATGATGTCAGCGCGCAGGTCGTAAGCACTTCCGAAGCCTCTGCCCTTGCTTCGCACAAAGTCACCGGAGAGACGAAGGGCGAGCCGGCGATCTCCGCATCGCGCGGCTGGCCCGGTTTTGCGACGATCATTCAAGATCGTCTGCTCTACGCCGCGCTTCGCGCAAAGCCGTCGGGCCTGCTGTTCAGTCGGACCGGAGAATATTTTAACGTCAACATCGAGTCGCAGCGCGCCGATGGGGCAAAGCTCGAAGCGATCCGCACCAATTCGGTCGAGGAAATCCTACATGTGGAGGATTCCAAGTATGTCCTGCTGTTCACCGACGAGCGGGAATACTTCATCACCGACCGAGTGATCGAGCGCGACAAGGCACTCAACGTCGTTAAGACGACGGAAAACGGTCTCGCCCGCGGTACGGTGCCGGTCGAGATCGAAAACCGCATCTATTATGTCGGCCAGCGCGGCGGCGTACTGTTCTCGACCGCCTACGACGACATCTCGTCGGCGTTCACCGCCCGGATGGAATCGCTCCTGGCGTCGCACCTGGTCGAAGGCATCGTCATGACCGCGCTGCAGCGTGGTTCGGAAAGCACCGATGCGACGCGGCTGTGGCTGCTGCGCGACGACGGCCGACTGATTGGCGCGACGGTCATCCGCGACCAGGAGATAACTGCTTTCTTCGAATATTCCGTCGGCGCGCCGGTGCGTTCGGTGGGCGTCGATGCGCAGAATCGGTTGTGGCTGACGGTGTCACGCGCCGACGGGCTCGCCTACGAGATCCTCTCGCCCGACACCTATCTAGTCTCGGCGACTATCAAGACCGCGAACTCGGCCGGAACGGTCAGCGGCCTACACCACGCCGACGGCGCCACGGTCTATGCCGAGACGGCGAGCGGCTACACGATCGGTCCTTTTACTGTCACTGCCGGCGTGATTTCGACGGACTGGCCCGGCGAAACGATGACGGTCGGCGAGTGGGTCGCACCGGTCTGGGAATCCATGCCGCGGATCAAGATCAATCGCGACGATACGATCGTGCGGCGGCCCGGTCGCATCCACACGCTGAAAGTCAATGTCATCGAGACGAGCTCGATCGCGATCGGCGCGAACGGCACGCCGCCCCGCGACGTACCGTTGCTGACGACGGCGGATCCTGTCGACGCGCCGCCGCCGGCCAAGACGCAGCTTGTAACGATGTCGGGCATTCCCGGCGTGACACTCGACACAACGGCGGTGATCACTCAATTGCGGCCGGGCCCCCTTAGAGTGCGTGACGTGACGTTCGAGGAGAAACTCTGATGGCCGAGCTCGCGACGGTTTTCATGTCGCTGTTCAGCGCCGGTGCTGGCACCGCTGCGACGGGCACCGCTGCCGCCGGTACGGCGGCGGCAGGAACAGCGGCGGCCGCAACGACCGGATCGACCATCGCCTCGATCCTACAGGGCACGGCGACGGCGCTGTCGGTCTTTGCCGGCATTGGTGCGGCCAACACCGAGGCCGACGCGCTCGAGATGGCCGCTGGCGACGCCGAGCGCGAAAAGGCGCTCGAGACGCTGCAGGGCGTCGAGCGGCGCAGCTCGATCAAGCGGGCGATGATGGACGCGATTGGCGAGCAGAATGTCGCGACGGCGGCGTCCGGCGTCGATCTATCCTTCGGCACGCCCGGCCAAGCGCGACGCGAAGCCTTCCGTGAGGCCGATCTTGGCCTTGAGACGGCGAATGGCACCGAGCAGACGCGGGTTTCTCGGCTGACTGAGCGCGCGGCCAATTACCGTTCGCGCGCACGGTCAACCCGCCGTGCCGGCCTGCTGACCGGGCTCGGCCAAGGCGCCGAGGGCGCATCGAACATTCTCCTGCGGGGCTGAGATCATGGCAAACCAGCGCACAGAGAGCGTCGGCTATCGCAAGTTCCAGGTCGACCCGCTGCTTGCCGACGGACTGCTCGGCGTTGAGCGCGACGATGGCGGGCTGCAGCGCCGCGTCGCGGCCGCCTTCGACCGGCTCGGCGCCCGCGCTGGACGGGTCGGCGACATGCTTGCCGAACAGGAAGGCACGGCGGCGGGCCTCGCGGCCGGGCTCGCCGGTTCTCCCGCCGGCGCGACGATCGACGGCAGCCTGCCGGCGTCGGTGGCGTCGAATGGATCGCCAATGGCTTACGCTCCCGCCGCCTCGACGGCAGCACCGGGCGATCTTAAGGCCCGCGCGCGCTATGTCCGCGATGGGCTCATCGCCCGCGGGCTTTCGCCGGTTGCCGCTGCCGCAGCGGCCGGGCACGGCCGCCAGGAATCGCAGTTGCTGGCCCACGGTCCGGACGGTGACGCCGGGACGTCCTCGGGCATCTGGCAGTGGCGCAATGAACGGCGCTCGGCGCTGCAGAACTTCGCCAAGGCCCCGCGCTATGCCGAGCAAGGCAAGAATTGGCGCGACACAGATGTGCAGATGGACTTTTTTGTCCATGAGTTGCAGACCCGCGAGAAGACCGCATGGACCGGCCTGCAACGCGCCGGGACGCTCGAGGCCGCCACCGAAGCGCTGATGCATTTCGAGCGGCCGCAGGGCTATTCGGCCCGCAATCCGCGCGGCGGGCATGGCTGGTCGAACCGCCTCGCCTATGCGCAGTGGGCCGCCGCTCTCGACGGCGGCTCGCCGGCGCCACAGAACGTGGCCGCGAACGTGACGGCGCTCGATGGTGCAGCGACAGCGCAGCAGGGCGCGGCCGGGGCGGTGACGGCGCTTGCCACGGGCGGCGACGCGGCTGTTCCTGGCGCCGACGTGACGGCGCCGGCGGAAGCCGTTGTCGAGATCTCCGGCTCCGGACGCGGCGGTTTCCGCCCGACCGGCGGCTTCACGATCCGCGAACGTGCCTATGACGCCGCCGGCACGCGGACCTATCTCGAGCGCCTCGACGCGACAATGCGCGCCGACATCGACGCCGTCTTCGCCAAGTTCGGCGAGGATCCTGCCGCTCTCGAAACTGGCCTTCAGGCGCTGCGCTCCGTCCACCGCGAAGATCACGTCTTTCCGGAGATCGCTGCCGATTACGAGACGGCTTTCGAGCGGATGGCGCAGCCCTATCGCCGGCAGGCATTGGCGGATCAGAAGCGTCGCCAGGAGATCGACACTCGGCTCGAGTTCCTGGAGCGCACGACGGATTTCGAAGAAGGCAAAGCCCGGCTCATCGAGACCTTTGATGCCAGCAATGAAGACGCCGGCGCGGCGCTCGCCTCGGCGCAACACGCCGTTGATGCTCATTATGACAGCGCCGTTGCCCGCGGCGTGATGGATGCCGACGACGCGTTCAAGGCGAAAGCCCGGTCGCGTCGAGAGGCAGCCGTCGGCTTCTACGGCAAACAGGGCGCGGCGCTAACGACGCCCGAAGACGTTGCGGCTCTCCGAGAGACAATGCGACAGGACTACGTGGACGGGACGCTTGCCGGTGTCGACGCCGACGGCTGGGCCGCCATCGAGGCGACACTCACCCGGCAGGAATCGTCCAAGCGCACGGAAGGCCGGCAGGCCGCGGCCGCCCTCGCCGATCGCGGCGACCAGCTGGCGGAGTTCGTCGCGCGCGGCATCGAGCCCGGTTCCGACGCGCTCGGCCGATTCATGCTCGACGGCAAGACGGCACCGGGCGGCACGGCGATCGTCGACGAGACCATGGAGAAGATCGGCGCCGCGCGGATCATCCGCGAACAAAGCCTCGACGAGGCAGATCGCTACGTCCGAAAGCTCGAGCAGGATCCGGCGGCGATCGCCAGCGGGGCGGCCGACTTTGCACGGCGCGAGCTGACGCGGATGGAAACCGACGTGAAGCGCGACCCGATAGGCGTCGCAATGGCGAAGGGCATCCTGCCGGAAGACGAATCGATCGTCGCCGCCGGTGGCGATCCTGCCGCAATCGCCGGCAAGGTGCGCGCGCGCATCGTCAAGGCCGAAACCGCGGCCGCGCATTTCGGGGTGGAACCGAAATATCTGCGGCCGGGGGAGGCCAGCGCGATCCGCGCGCTCGCGGAACAGGATCCGGACGCGGCCGCACAGCTGGCCGGCGGGCTGATCTCCGGGGCCGGTCGGCGCGCTGGTGCGCTGCTGGGCGAGTTGGGCGACGAGGCGCCGGCCATCATGCAGGCCGGTGCGATCCTGGCTGGCGGCGGATCCGCGACCGCGGCCCGCGACGTCATTGCCGGCCACGGCAAGGGTCCGGACGGCGGGGAATACCCGGCGGTCAAGGGAGATCTGCGCAGCCAGGTCGCGGCCGAGACGCTGGGCGACGCCTTTGTCGGCGTGCCGATGGACGGGCACCGGACGATCGAGGCCGCCCATGCGATCGCCAAGGCGCGCGCCGTGCAGCTCGGCGTCGACCCGAAATCGGATGACATCAAGCCGATCCTCGAGCGCGCGCTGCAGGAAGCCTCCGGCGCCGTCTTCGAGAAAGGCGTGCAGTATGGCGGGCTCGCCGATGTCAGCCGGTCGACCGGGTTCATTTCGTCGGAGACATCGCGGACGATCGTCCCGCCGACGATCCGGGCCGATCGCTTCGGTGAGCTGATCGAGGCCATCCGCGACCAGGATTTGGCGCCGCAGGACATGCAGCGGTCGCGTCCAGGTGCGCGGCCGTATTTCTCGGCGCCGCCGGTGCGCGAGAACGGCAAGCCCTATTCGGCCGCCGACATCAAGGCGGCGCGCCCCGTCGCCGTCGCCGGCGGCTATCGCTTCGCGGCGGGCGATCCCGCCTCCGACGATCCGCAGTGGATCCGCGGCGCCGACGGGCGGCCGTTCGTCCTGGCGCTCGACGGCATGCGCCGTGTGCTCGAGGCGCGCGTACCGGGAGCCTATCGATGACCCTGCTCCTGTCGGAAAGCCCCGACGGCGTCGGCGGCCGCGGCATGACGTTCGCGGGCGAGCGGCCGGGCCTTGGCGACGGCGCTGCCGGCTATCTGCCGTCGGTCTGGCTTGCCACGCAATACGGCAATCTCGCAAGCGACCTCCTCCACGACGAAACGCGCAGTCGGATGGGCGAGCTCTACTCGGCCACCGACGAGGCGCAGACCTTCATCGATAACACCTATTCGCGCGAGGATGCCGCGCTCGAGGCCTATGACCGGCGCATCGCGCAGATCCACGAAGCGACCGGCGTCCAGCTGCAGAACCCGCTGCAGGCCGCCAAGGCGGCGGCGATCACCAGCGGCCCTCTGACCGTGCCGATCGACCCGTTCGGCACGCGCCGGCGCATCCAGAGCGATGCGGCGGCGGCGCTGGCCGACTTCAACCGACAGCTGGGCGAGCTGTCCGGCAAGTTTCCCGGCCAGGCGGCGCTGTTCAATCCGGACTTCGCCGAGGAGACGAAGGCCGTCGTGACGGCTGCAGAGGCGCGCCTGACCGCGGCCGGGCAAGGCGACATGACCGGCGTGTCGCGCGTCGCGGCGACGCTCGCCGGTTCGTTTCGCGGCGCGCTGCGCGATCCGTTGCAGATCGCGACGATCTTTCTCGGTGGCGGCGCCGGCACGGCGCGGACGGTGCTCGGCCGGATCGGCCAGACCATCGCCACGGAAGCCATCATCAACGCCGGCGTCGAGGGCGTCGTGCAGACATCGGCGCAGCGCTGGCGCACCGAGAACGGTCTCGAGAGCGGCATCGTGCCGGCGCTGAAGCAAGTCGGCCTCGCCGGCCTGTTTGGCGGCGCGTTCGGCGGCCTAGTGCGCGGCGCCGGCGAGGCCGCGCGGGCGCTGAAGGTCACGGACGGACCCGGCCGCGAAGCGCTCGAGCGAGTGATCATCGGCGAGCCGCAGGCCGGCGATCTCCGCGTCGTCGCCGATCGGCTCGGCATCGACATGGACGATTTCGAAACCCGCGTCTTCGATGTCGCCCGCGAGCAGCAGGCGCTCGATGAGGCGAGTTTCGGCCCGGTGCCGGACGGCATCACGGCCGACGAGGCGTCGCGGCTGATCCGCGAGGGCATCGAGCGGCTCGAGGCGGATGGTCCGGCACCGGGCGGCGCGGTGCAGAAGCCGGCGCGACCGCCGGAGGAATTGCCGATCCTGTCCGAAGCGACGCCGGCGCCGGCGCGCTCGCTGTCAGTGCGCGACAAGCCGGTCGCCTTCGAGCGCTTCGATCCGGACGCGCTCGAGACGGACGCGGCAACTTATCAATACAAGGGCGGCGGCGACGAGGCCGGCGTGACCGACCGGCTGCGCGGCGTGAAGTCGTGGGATCCGACGGCGTCCGGCAAGGTGATCGTGCATGAACGCGCCGACGGCAAGCGCTATGTCGCCGACGGTCACCAGCGCATGGGCCTGGCGCGGCGCATCAAGGCGGAAGGCGACGAGACCGTGCGCCTCGACGGTTACCTGTTCCGCGAGGCCGATGGCTGGACGGCCGAGGACGTGCGGGCGCTGGCCGCCAAGAAGAACCTACAGGAAGGATCCGGCGAGGCGATCGACGCGGCCCGCATCATGCGCGATCGTCCGGAGATCCTCGACGACGCGTTGCCGACCACGGGGCCGATGATCCGCAAGGCGACGGGCCTGGCGCGTCTCTCCGATGACGCATGGGGCATGGCGGTCAACGGCGTGGTCGACGAGAATAAGGCGGCGCTGGTCGGCGAACTGATCGCCGATCCGACATTGCAAGCCGCGGCGATCTCGGATCTCGCGAAGTTCGATCCGGCGTCGGATCGCGCGGCACGGCTGTTGCTCGAGGAGATCGTCGCGTCGGGCGTCCGGCACGAAAGCCAGGTCGATATGTTCGGCAGCTTCGACCTGACGAAGACGCTGATCGGCGAGCGCGTCAAGGTGCTCGACCAGGCAATTCGGACGCTGAAGGCCGACAAGCGGCTGTTCGCCCTGCTCGCCGAGCGCGCCGACGTGATCGAGGCCGCCGGCAACGTCCTGGACAATACCGGCAATGCCAGCCGCGCGGTGACGGCCGAGACGGTCGGCGCGATCGTCGACAACCTCGCGCGCACACGCGGCCCGATCTCTGACGCGCTGAACGCGGCGGCGGTCCGCTTCGCACAGGGCTCTCCCGCGGCCAGGGAAGCCCGCCAGTTCGTTTCTGACGTCAGCGGGCTGATAGAGCGCGACGGACTGCGATCGCTGCTGTCGCCGCCAGAACCGCAGCTGAAGCCGGATGTGGCGCCAGAGCCCGCCACATCGCAGGCCGCAGATCTGGCCGGTGAAGCCCCCCCGACATCTGCAGAGCTTGAAGCCGACGGCCAGGTGTCGATCTGGGACGTCGTTCCTGATGGCAAGTCGGTCGATGGCGAGATCGCTTATGCAACCAGTGGAGATTTGCTTGCCCGCGCCGAACGCGATGGCGACTTTGCCGATCTCGTCGAAGCTTGCAGAGCGTGATGATGGCGTCCGTTCACCCATTCACTGGCAAGACGTGCCTCGACCTGTCGCCCGACCAGGTGCTTGAGCAGGCGGTGGGCAAGCTCGATACTGTCGTCGTGATCGGGCAAGACCGGATCACCGGCGAGATCTATGTTGCCGGATCGCAGCGCATTGCGGAGACAGTCCTGCAGATCGAGCGTGGCAAGCGTGCGCTCCTGGCCTTGATGGATAAATAGATGCCATTCATCGACTGCATCAACTCTGCGATTGACCAAGGCACAATCTCCCGAGACGAGGGCGAAGCGCTTAGTCGCGATTTCGAAACCAAGTTCGCACAAAAGCGGGCGCAGCTCGGCGACGACCAGGCGGCGAAGGCGGCACAGGACGAGCTGGCGGCCGAGCTGCGGGCGCAGGCGATCGAAAAGCGCCGGCGCGCGGTGCTGACGGAAAAGGCCCGCCAGCGGCTAAAGGGCCGGATCCTCGACTATCGCGACGAGAACGGCAACGCCGACGTGTACGAGGCGGCAGTGCAGACGCTGTCGCATTACGGCTACGCCGGCGCCAGCTCAGTGCGCGGCCGCCAGGAAGCGATCCTGTCGATGACCCACGGAAAGCTCACCGACCTGATGACGGCCGTGTCGCGCGACCTGGTGACGGGCCGTCGCACCGCCTCGGCCGGGCTGATCAAGGACGTGGTGCGCGAGCTGCACGGCCAGGCGTCGGGGGACGCCACGGCCAAGGGGCTCGCCGGATCGCTCTCGTCCGTGTTCGAGGATCTGCGCCAGCGCTTCAACAACGCCGGCGGCGCGATCGCCAAGCTCGACGAGTTCGGGTTGCCGCACTCGCACAACGGGCTCTCGATCCGGCAGGCCGGGCGCGACCAGTGGAAAGCGTTCATCCGGCCGCTGGTTGACCCCGACAAGATGCGGCATCCGCTGACTGGCCAGCCCGTCGGCGCGCACGGCATCGACCAGGCGCTCGATCATGTCTATGAGACGATCACGACCAACGGCTGGGCCCACCACACGCCGAAAATGTCCGGCGGCCGCGGCAAGGGCGCGCTCGCCTCGCAGCGCCAGGACCATCGCTTCATCGCCTTCAAGTCGGCCGACGACTGGCTGACCTATAACGGCAAGTTCGGCGACGGCGATCCGGTGCAGGCGATCTTCCGGCACGTCAACGGCATGGCGCGCGACATCGCCATGCTCGAGGAGTTCGGACCCAATCCGACTGCGATGCTCGACTGGATGATCCAGGGCGTGCGGTCCGAGATTGCCAAGGGCGACGTCGGCAAGGCGTCTCTGGCGAAGATCGCCGACGACGCCTCGCGCTGGGCCCGCGGCACCGAACCGGGCGTCTTCGCCGAATGGCGGCTCAATGCGCTGTTCGCCGAATTGCGCGGCCGTCCGACGGCCGCCTCGGGCGTCGCGACTGCAACGGCCAGCGTCAAGAACGTGATGAACTCGGCGCTGCTCGGCGCCGCCGGCGTCGTCGCCGCGACAACGGATCCGTTCATGGCGCAGGCAGCGCGGCGCCTGGCCGGACTGCCGATCACCAAGGATTTCGGCGGGATCCTGAAAATGATGTCGACGGCCAAGCGCGAGGAGATCGTGCGCGCCGGCGTGATCTGGGACGATTATCTGCACACGATCGAAGCGGAAGCCCGCTTCGTCGGCCCGATGCTGGGCCACAACTGGTCGCAATATCTGGTCGACCGCTCGATGATGGTGTTCGGCCTGAAACCTTTGACGACGGGCCGCAAGCTCGTCGAGGCGCGCGCCTGGCAGTCGACGCTCGCCGACGAGGCCGGCAAGGATTTCGCCACGCTGCCGGCGCGGCTGCGCGAGACGATGGAAGGCTTCGGCATCAACGCCGACGATTGGGAGATCATGCGGGCGAGCGTCGACGCCGCCGGCTTCGTCACCCCGACCGAGATCGCCCGCCGCGGCGGCGAGGTCCGCTATATAGACACCAGCCAGGCCGTCGTCGATCCGGCGGCGCAGGCCGAGCTGCGGGCGATCCGGCATCGCGAGGTCGCCGAGAAGCTGGCCGAGCTGACGTCGAGCTGGTCGGAACGCTCGGTGCCGTCCGGCACGCCGAACGCCCGGAGCTTCGTCACCGGCAACCTGCCGCGCGGCACGCCGGCGGGCGAGGCGATTGACTTCGCGCTGCAGTTCAAGAGCTTCGGCCTGTCCTTCACGACGCTGCAGGTGGAAGCCCTGCAGCAGATCCTTGCCAGCCAGTCAGGCGGCCGTGGCAGCGCGGCAAACTATGCCGGCGCCCTGGTGCTGACGGCGACGCTGGGCGGCGCCATGGCGATGCAGATCAAGTCGCTCGCCGACGGCAAGGATCTCGAGGACATGAGCGCCCCGAGCTTCTGGTTCAAGGCGATGGTGACGGGCGGCGGCTTCGGCCTGTTCGGCGACTTCGTCAATGGCTCGAGCAACCGTTTCGGCCAGGGCTTTGCCGGAACGCTGATCGGCCCGGCTGTCGCCTTCCTGGACGACGCGGCGCAGCTTACCGTCGGCAATGCCATCCAGTTCGCCACCGGAGAGGATACCAAGCTCGGCCGCGAGGCGGTGAATTTCGCTGGCCGCTATACGCCGGTCGCCTCGTCCTGGTGGGCGACGCGCGGTGCCTATCGCCGGCTGATGCTCGACCAGCTGCAATGGCTGGTCGATCCGGACGCCGACAAGAGCTTCAAGGCGAAGGCCTCACAGCTGAAATCGCGCACCGGCCAGGAATACTGGTGGCCGCCCGGCCAGGCGGAACCGTCCCGCGCGCCGGCGATGACGGACCGCTAGGCCGGCGGCAGTTAAGGGTCGCGCGCGCGGGTCATTCTGTCCGGACCGAAAAGCGAGGTCCGGCATGACGAACCCTTATCCGCTGCCGCGCGAAACGCGCGAGACGTCGACCATCGTCGGCGATGGTCGGTCGAATTATGGTCCGCTCAACTTTCCGATTTGGGACGTCCTCGACGTTGTCGCATTCGTATCGCGAGCTGACGGCGACTTCACTTTTGAAGCGGTCACGGCCGAGAAGGTTTCCGGACAACCATTCGATTATTTTACTGTCACATTCGCACCTGCGCTGGAGAATGGCGACCTCGCCTATGTCCAGGCGAAGCGTGTGCATGAGCGATCGACCGACGTGATCCGCGGTGGCGCGTTATCTGGCGCCGGGCTCGAGGCTGAACTGTCGAAACAGGCAACGGTCCTGCAAGAGCTGCGACGCGACATCGATCGAGCGATCGCACTTGGACCCGGCCAAAGCGCGCCTCTGCCAATGGGGCCACTCGAGGCAGGGCGGATCCTCACTGTAAACGCTGATGGTACGGGGGTCGTTTACGGTCTTTCGGAACTTGAATTGCTGGCGTTGGAAGCAGCTGTCGAGGCTGCGAGGGACGCCGCGCTGTTAGCCAACGGCTCGGGTGCCCGGTTCATCTTCTCGACACTCACCGCAGACGAGGATCCCGGCGACGGACGCATCCGACTCTCCAACGTCCAGCAGGACGCGGCCTTGGTTCTTCGGGCAGACACCCTAGACGCCGATGGCGTCGATATCTCAGAGACCCTTGCCTCCTTCGGGGCCAGCACCAGCGCCCTCAAAGGAAACCTTCGCCTCTACAGCACCAGCGACCCAAGGCAGCGGCTTAACTTCGATGTTACTGCCGTGATAGACGAAGGGGGCTATTTCAACCTCACCATCTCAAACACCGCTGCTAGCGACGAAAGCCCTTTCGCCGAGGGAGACATGATCCTTCTTGCCTTCTCGGCGGCAGGCGATAAAGGCGAACAGGGCCTCCCCGGCGACGGTCGGAGCTACGACACAGTCGCCGCGGCAGAGGCGGAGAACCTTCCGGCTCTCGCGACCTGGATTCAGACTGCGGGCTACACCGAGCCCGGCGACGGCGGCGGCGAGCTTTATGTCAAAACTGGCAACGATGGCGCAGACGTCCCTGCCCACAACGGCTACCTCCTTGACCTCGGGGGGCGGCATTTCGCCGTTACGAGCCGGACGGTTAACCTGGCATGGTTCGGGTATGACCAGACAGACACGTCGGGCGTTGCCAACACCGCAGCTTTCCTCAACGCCATCGCGTACCTCCGCGCCAAAGGCGGCGGCAAGATCATGGTTCCGGGCGATCCGTTCTGGCTTGCGACTAGCGTCGTGGACCGGAACCTCAACTTCGACCTCGACATCGAGGGCAAGCCGGGGAACAGGATTAAGGCCGTCACTGGCTTCACGTCCGCTTTGTTCAACCTCTACGCCCGCAACGTCTTTTACCAGACCGCCACCCCGGTCGCGCAGAGCCTCGATGACCTGTGGTTCAACGCCGCTGTTACGGACACGGCGCTCGGTACGGGGCACAGGTGGAACGGGTCCAGCTGGGTGGCAGACCCGTCGCTGACCGGCGCTGCAATTTATGCCGATGCTACGCTGCGAACTGACAACCTCCATGTCGATTGTTCGCGAGGAACCGACAGTGGCGGCGGACAGTTGGCCTCGGCCTTTGTCAGCGCGTACTTCCGCAACTGGTTCATGAATGAGTGTGACGGGTACGGCGGGGAACTTGCCACTAACCCGAATGCTGACAGCTTCGCATCCCCCATCGCCTGCTTCAACTTCTCCGCCGAAGAGAACAAGGTGCGGGGCTTCTCTGACGTGGCCTACTACGTCGGAGGCGACAACAAGATCGGTGGCGCTAGCGGCGACGGTGGCACGGCAAATATCCTAGGTGGCATCGTTGAGCGGTGCCAAGGCGTTGTTCAGACCAAACGCGAACTCACCAGCTGTCTCGTCAAGGGCCTCACCGCCATCAACTGTGTGTCGGGCTGCCTGTCCCTCGAAGTCGGCCCTGGGCTGGCTGGGGTCGGTCGGCGCCTTAACGTCGAAACCAGTATCTTCATCAACATGCAGTCTCGCGTGTTCGAGTTGAAGGCCGGCGCAAAGGGTTCCTTCCTGGGGAACTTTGTTCAGAATTTCGCGCTCGATTTGGTCAACGGCGGTGCTGTTGCTAACACCCACGCAGTCGTGCTTTCCGGCGCTTCGGGGGCGAAGGTCAAAGGCAACACCTTCGACCGCGGGGGTGTCCCGCTGGCAGATCAGCGAGGTGCTCTAATCTCTAACCTGACGCTGGACGGTGTTGACTACACAGGTGGACGTCATGCCTTTGAGGGTAACGACTACCGTAATTTCGGACGTGCTGTCGTGGAAGCCGCAGGGGTGGACGCCTCAACCTATCAGGATGAAATCCTCGATAACCTCGGCGCCACCCCTTACGTTCTCGCCCATCCGGGATCCGTGGCCCGCTATTTCATCGTTGGCGATCCGCTGGAACGCACCCTACGCGACGGTGTCACCTCTCGCGAGGCATTGCGCGGCCAGGCCAACAAGACCGCGAACCACAACATCAGTGCCAACGAGAACGGGATGCACTTCACTAACGCAGGACAGGGTTCGCAGACCACCTTCATCTTGCCGCCGGCAGAAGCGGGGCTTCGCTATACCTTCACCAACATGGTCGCAACCTCAGGCATCCGGGTGCTGGCCCAGGCCGGCGATGTCCCGCGCATGGGCGCTCAGGTCGGAACCACCAACCGCCAGGCAATCTCGACTGACGTTGGCGCCAGCATCACATTCGAGGCCGTCGACTCCACAAACTGGATTGCGGTGACAGCGGCGGCACCGGGAAACTGGACGCTGAATTAACGAACTCCGCCGCTCGCGAGTGCAAGGGTATCCCTGCACTCGTCGGCGGGCTGGGTCGGGCAATATCTGCTCAACTGGAAATTCGTGTAGCGTTCGTGGAACTTCACCACGACGACACCGTCGATGACCTGCACAGACCCCGGCGCGGGCCAGACTGGCATGGCGCCCGCGCGCTCCGCGATCTGGAGGCGTTCCGCGTTTGTCGCCGGTCGAAAGAACGGGTGGCCCATGATCTGGAATGCCCCAACTGCCCGCGAAGGCGACTCGCTATAGCGGAAGAAGGAATAGCCGAGTGTCGTCCGTGGCCCGATGTTGGGTATCCACTCGCTTCGTCGATCGTACCAGCCGACCATCTCGAATCCGGTTTTTTGGCCCGGCGTCAGGATAGTCGGGTCAATGGCAGCAACCCGCTCCATGATCCGGTTGGCAAGATGCTGGTCATCCTGCCAGCTAAGGGAGGCACCCCGGATCACCTGCATGGTCGCCTGAACGTAGAACAGCGCGAGCAGGGCCGACGCTGCCAGAACGGCCTTTCTCGCCCATCGAGCATCCCAGCAAGCCGCAACCGCCGCCATGCCTGCCATGGCGAACGGTGCTGACATCAGGGACCGATAGCGTACCGCGCCGCCCGTAATGGCGATGGACAGGAAGGGTGCCCCAACGGCCGCCAGCAGGAACAGGATCGCAAGAACGGTGCGAAGGGACCATCCGCCGCGCCGAAAGATGGCGCCGACGGCGGCGGCCAGGAGGGCGATCTGCAAGGCTCCAACGAAGGTTCCGCGGTCAACGAACAGGACGTCTTGGCCGGTGATGATTGCCCACAGGAAGCCGCCCGCGGCTGTCACCATCTGCCAGAACGAATTGATCAGCAGATCCGGGCGCAGAATATCGTTGACGAGTTGGAGCCGTATCCCAAGGGCCGACAGGAGTGCCGAGACGGTGGCCGAGTAGACGAGGGCGCAGACGGCGATCAATGCCAGAAAAGCGAGCGAGCCCTTGAGCGCCGCAGAGACGGTGCGCTCCCCTCTCATTAGCCCGACCGCTTGCCAGACGAGGAAGATCACCACGACGTTCGCGAGCAGCCCCTGGTAGGTGCCGATCGTCGCCAGAACGAGCAGGGCTGACAGGACGAAGCGCCCCGACGCGAAAAACCAAACGGCGCTCGCGGCGATAAGCATCCCAATGCCGAACACCATGTTGACCGTCGAAAAGGTGAACATATGGACCGTTGTCGGGAAGGACGCAGCGACCAAGGCGCCGGCAATCGCGGATGGTCCCTTGTCTAGGCCCCACACACGCAAAGCCACGACAGTCGCAGACGCGAAACCTGTAAGGCCGATGAGCAGATCCAGCGGGTGGATGTTCCCAGCCGGCGCAAGGATGCTCAGAAGCGCGTAGCTGGTCAGTCTTCCCTGTGACAGAACAACAGGCACGATCCCGGAAGGGATCGTTTCATTATCGGCGGTCGGAACGAAGCTGCCGAGGCTTTGCCAGAATGAAAGCGCCAGCACACCGAATGCGATCAGCCATAGGCCGCTGACTGACAGCCTGGCTCGGTCTTCGTTCATCATGTTCAGCACGTCAGATCTCGCGAAATTTGGGGTTTGCTTCCAACCACACTGGAATCTCTCAGACAACCTGCTTGCATCAAGAGAGGTGCGGCACTTGAGGGCCTTCGTTCGCCGCTACACTGCCAGAATCGCCACTACTGGCAGGTGAGGAGCCGCAGCATGACCCCCGAGCAGATCTTTCGCTCTAAGGCGCCGTGGATCATGGCAACGCTGATGCAGGATTTCCCGATCGGTGTCGACGATGCCGCTGCGGTCCTCGGCAATCTCGGACACGAATGCCTCGGCTTCACGAAGCTGCAGGAGATCTCGCCGACGGTCGCCGGCTCGCGCGGTGGCTATGGTTGGCCGCAATGGACAGGGCCTCGCAGGCGCGCCTATGAGGCATATTGCGCTCGCAACCGGCTCGATCCGGCTAGCGACCGGGCAAACTACGCCTATCTGTTCCTCGAACTGAAGGGGCCGGAGAAGAAGGCAATCGACAAGCTGGTCGCGGCCGACGGCCTCGACAGGAAGGTCGAGGCATTCGAGCTGGCGTTCGAGCGCGCCGGCTCGAAGCACTATTCGTCGCGCAAGCATTGGGCCCGCATAGCCCGCGAGGCCTGGTATGCGTCGACCGCTGAGCAGCGCCAGGCGCCGCACCTGCCGGCGCCTGCGACACTGCCTGAGTCGGGCATGGTACTCGAGCCGGAGATTCTGCCGCCAGCGGGGGATCAGACCGTGACAACGGAGAACCTGACGCCGATCGAGCAGATGAATAAGCCCGTTAAAGGCGCGATCGCCGGCATGGCGACAACGAGCGTAACCGGCGCCATCTTGTTCCTCGCAGCCTCGGCCGGATGGCTGCCGGACGCATGGGAATCGCCGGAGGCGCTGGTCGCGCTGGCGCTGGTGGCAACAAACCTGCCTACGCAGATCGCCAATTTCATCGCGTCCTATTGGGCGCGAGACAAGCGATATGCCGCCTGACGGCGGGAACTTACAATTGGCCTGACGGTTACAGAGAGTCTTCCCTTTATGTCGGACAGCAAGATGAACGCCCCGCACTGGCAGAACGTAATATCGGTCGGGAACCTGATCTCTGTCGCCGCGATGCTGTTCGCAGTCGGCGGATCCTATGCAACGATCACAGTGGGGATCTCGAACCTCGAGGAGAAGCGGGCCGCCCGCGAGGAGAAGGTCGACCAGCGGTTCGATCGCATCGAGCGGCAGACGGCGGATCTCCCGCAGATCGCCTATCGCATGACGAATGCGGAGTCGCAGATCCAAGCGTTCAACGACAGGCTGGACGCCTCGTTCCGCACGATCAGCGAACGGCTCGACCGCCTGGCGGAAGCGTCGGCGGCTGGCACTGCCGCGCTGTCTTCGCAGATCGGCGCGCTCGACACGAAGGTCGCCGTCATCACCCAACGGATTGAGCAGGTGACGCCTGGTCAGCGCACATTTCTCGACCGCAGCCAATATGCGAGCGGATTCGCAAGGCAATCGTCGCAGCCGTGA